CTGCACGGGATGCAACTTCCGGAACACCTACATCCACAACAACTTCAGTGGATCGGCTGCACAGTCGTCTAGCTACCCGGTGTTCCTGGAGTCTTGGGACGAGATTCACTTCGATCAGCTCAACATCGAGCATGGCGAATCGTTCAACTTCGATATTCTCGGTCTTTCCGGCGTGGGCAACTGTGTCATCGACGACTTGCACATCGAGAGCATGCAGCTGTCTGGTTCGGATGGCAAAGCGGCGTACATCAGTCTCGAAAACAGTGCGGTTGCTGTCCGTGGCTTGACCGTCCGCTTCGGCACGATGAGTGGTACCACAGAGAATGCAGTAGTGCGATGTGTTGGCTCAGGCGCGTCGACTGCAGTCATCGACGGACTTGACGAAGGCTCAGAGAACACCTTCTCGCACGCGCACCCGTACGTGGACTTCGGTGGATTGGCGAACTGCTCGCTGACCGTCCGGGACATCAAGGCAAGTCAGACCACGACGACTGCGGTTAGTGCTGGTGCAGGATGTTTCGCCAAGGTCGAAAAGACAAAGGTCGGTGGAGGCGGCAGGCCGTCCGTTGCGCTGGCCGAAACTATTCCCAGATGGCAAGCTGCTATAGCGTCATCAGGATCGACGTCTGGAAGTGTTTACGGTCGTCTTATTTCCCTGGAAGCCGGCCAACTGGTTTCGCATCTCACGTTCTGCACGAATGCGGCCGCCAAGACTGGTGGTAGTCATGGCTGGTATGCATTGCTTGACCTGAACTCTTTGGTTCTCGCAGTGACTGCCGATCAGACGGATGCGGCGACGGTCTGGGGAACGATCCAGACCAAGTATTCATTGGACATGGTCGCACCTTATACCGCTCCAGTGGATGGCGACTATTACATAGTCGAGTGTGTCGTGGCGAGTGGCATGCCTACTTTCTTGGCCGGCGCCGGCCTCATCAACGCTACGAACAACATGACGCCGAATATTTGTGGTTCCTTCGGTTCAGGGAAGACCACACCTCCGACAGTCGGTTCTTCGCTAAGCGCCATCTCGACCAACACCGGCTTCAATCTCTACGGCTATGCATCATGATCTCACACGGCATCGACAACGTCGGAGCTCTGCTTCCACATGATCGTCCAGTAACGAAAGGAGGAAGCATGGCCGCACCGACCCAGAAGCAGCGGACGATGTTCGCCAAAATGGGCATTGCTATGCCTGACGGCACGTACTACATCCGCGATGCTGGGGAACTGAGTGACGCGATCAAGGCCGTAGGCCGGGGCAACGCTGATCACGACACAATCCGCAAGCACATCATCACCCGTGCGCACGCGTTGCATCTCGACAAGCAGATCCCGTCAGACTGGAACCCGGATGGCTCGGAGAAGTCAGCTGTGGTCAAGCACGTCATCGAGCACTTCGGTGTGAAGGGCATGCATTGGGGTGTCCGGAACAGTTCCGCGTCGAGTGGCGGAACATCCAAGCATGATGCGCTGATCGAGAAGGCGAAGAAGCACGAGAACGTCGCTGCTAGTCACGCGGCACTCGCCAAAGCGTTTTCGGAGCAGCATCAGGAACTACAGACGCACGGCGTATATTCCAAGGCCTTCAAGACGGCCTATGGCGATAAAGCGTCGACGGCCAGCGATCAATATTTCCAGTGGACACAAGGCCGGAGCAAGGCCGTGGCTCTGGGAGAACTCGACAACAACCTGCGGCTTCTGCACAACTCGCATGTTCGCAGTACGAACCGTCATGCGGCCAAGGCCATCAAACTCCGGGCCAAGGCTAGCGGGATGCAGCACAGCGATCTTGCTCTGCTCGAAGCGATGGACGATGAGGCAGTTCTCGCGCACTTCGGCATCAAGGGCATGCACTGGGGTGTCCGAAACGCCAATCCTGGATCCGCGGATCATCAGCGGGCTCAGGAAGTGCACGGCCTGATCAAGACCGGCGGAGTCAAGTCAGCAACCAACAAGGATCTCCAGGATCTGATTACCCGGTTGAACCTGGAGCAGCAGCACGCTCGTCTGACAGCAACGCCGAGCCGGGTCGAAGCCGGCCACAACTTCATCAGGAAGACTCTCGGTCTCACGAAGACTGGTCTCGATGTCGTCCAGACTGGAGCACGCGTTGCCAGTACCGTCAATGACGTCCGTGATGCTGCGGCACGTCATCAGCGAAACCGGCCGTTGAAGGTTGTCAGAATCGGCGCCTGAGGTCACCTGCACAACACAACAACGAAAGGTTCTCATGGACCAGCAAGAGTACGAGACCCTGATGGAAGTCATCGACTCGGAGAAGCCCACGGGCCTCTGGAGTGATGCTCCGTCGCTCGCGGCCACCACCGTGGACATGGTCAACACCTCTGGCCGTCCCGTCATCGTCTACATCGCCGGCGTGGGCACCATCACGGTGGTCAAGGTCGACGGTGCTGTCACCGGCCTCGTCTCCACGACCGCTCCGGCCGGCCACGTGCGTCTCCGCCGCGGTGGCGTGCTCAACATCACCTACTCGGTGGCGCCCACGCTGCACTGGCTCTACGAGTAACAACACCTGAGGGGAGGATCGGCGATGTTGTCAAACACGGCGACGCCTAAGTACTACGGCGCTTTCCGTGCCGCGGTTCTGCGTGGCGATATTCCGGTGTGCCGGGAGATCTCGCTTCAGATGAACCGCATCGACGACCTCATCGCCGATCCTAACTTCTACTACGACGATGCGGCGATTGACGGGTTCATCCTGTATTGCGAGAACGAACTAACACTCACAGACGGAAGCGATTTCCATTTGCTGGATAGCTTCAAACTGTGGGCTGAGGATTTGCTCGCATGGTTCTACTTCGTCGAGCGAAGCGTTTACGTCCCAAATGAAGACGGACATGGCGGCCGTTATATTCGTAAACGCATCTGCAAGCGTCTCGTTAACAAGCAGTACCTGATCGTGGCTCGTGGTGCAGCCAAGTCCATGTATGACCAGTGCATCCAGGCATATTTCCTTAACGTGGACACGTCGACGACGCACCAGATCACCACAGCGCCGACGATGAAGCAAGCTGAAGAGGTAATGTCCCCTCTCAGGACCGCGATCACGCGAGCCCGGGGGCCACTCTTCAAATTCCTGACTGAAGGGTCCCTGCAGAACACCACCGGCTCAAGAGCCATGCGTGTGAAACTGGCGCCAACTAAGAAGGGCATCGAGAACTTCCTCACGGGGTCGATCATCGAAGTCCGGCCGATGGCCATTAACAAACTGCAGGGTCTGAGGCCTAAGGTTTCAACTATCGACGAATGGCTTTCCGGAGATCTTCGGGAAGATGTCATCGGTGCGCTAGAGCAAGGAGCCTCAAAGCTCGATGACTATGTCATTGTCGCGAGTAGCTCAGAAGGAACTGTCAGGAACGGATCGGGCGACACGATCAAGATGGAACTCGCCGATATTCTGAAGGGCGAATACATCAATCCGCACGTTTCGATCTGGCACTACAAGCTGGACGAACTTGAGGAAGTCGCGAATCCTGCGATGTGGCCGAAAGCCAACCCGAACCTTGGGAAGACGGTCACGTACGAGACTTACCAGCTGGATGTGGAACGGGCCGAGATGGCTCCAGCGTCTAGGAATGACATACTCGCCAAGCGTTTCGGTATTCCGATGGAAGGCTTCACGTACTTCTTCACGTACGAGGAAACTCTTATTCATCGTAAGCGTGAGTTCTGGAAGCTGCCTTGCTCGATGGGCGCTGACCTCTCGCAGGGCGACGACTTCACGGCGTTCACTTTCCTGTTCCCGCTAGCTAACGGAGCTTTCGGAGTCAAGACCCGAAGCTATATTTCCAGTCTGACAATGTCGAAACTTCCGGGCGCCATGCATCAGAAGTACGACGATTTCATCCGCGAGGGAAGTCTTCACGTCCTCGACGGTGCAGTGCTGGACATGATGGAGGTTTACGACGATCTTGAACGTTATATTCTGGACAACGAGTATGACGTTCGCTCTTTCGGTTACGATCCATACAATGCTAAGGAGTTTGTAACCCGATGGGAATCGGAGAACGGTCCTTATGGTGTTGAGAAAGTCATCCAGGGTGCTCGAACAGAGTCGGTCCCACTTGGAGAGCTCAAGGCACTGTCCGGTGAGCGGATGCTCATATTTGACGAGTTGTTGATGAGCTTTGCTATGGGGAACGCGATCACCATGGAAGACACGAACGGAAACCGGAAGATGTTCAAGAGACGTCAAGAGCAGAAGATCGACAACGTCTCGGCCATGATGGATGCTTACGTGGCATACAAGCTGAACAAGGACTCTTTCGAATGAGCCAAGAAGACGAAGCATACGCCCTGGCCCATTTTGGGGTCAAAGGAATGCATTGGGGCGAACATCGTGCTCGTAGTCAGGCAGCAAGCGATGCCAACGAGCACGTCAAGGCCAAACTGTTCTACGGTGAGGGCGCCGGCACGAGACGGAAGCTGATCAAGGCCAAGGTCGAAACCCGGTCCAAGAATCCGATCTACAAGAAAGCATTCGACGAGGCGGTGGCTAAGCAAAATCTCGACAAGCGAGCGAGCCAGGCTACGCGAGTACGCCGGCGTAAGGATGCTACGAAATTCGTGGGCAAAACAACTCGTGGCGTCCATCGATCCCTGACTGGAGGTTTCGGTCCAGTAACGGTGACCGCTGCTGCTATCGCTACGGGTGCTGCATATTTGCATTCGTCGGGTGCCGACAAGATTCTCATCCAGAAGGTTTCATCTCTTGCCCACAATCCATCGGCTCAGAATGCTGCAAAGGAATGGATGCGGCAAGCGGGAGCGAGATGACTAGTCCATCAACGCATATTTAGCAGAGAAAGGGGGTGACCTATGGCTAGACTCAGGGATCGCCTAGCTCATGCCTGGAATGCGTTTCAGTTTCAGGACAAGCATCCTGGAGAGTTGCCAGCGGCCGCTGATGTAGGCGTGTCGTACACGCATCGCCCGGATCGCATCCGGTATCGCTTCGGCAACGACAAGACGATTGTCACATCGATCTACACCCGGATGTCGATTGACGTCGCTGCTGTCCCGATGAAACATGTCCGGGTCGACGACAACAACCAGTACCAGTCGACCATAGCTAGCGGCTTGAATGATTGTATTACCGTTCAGGCTAATGTTGATCAGAGTGGACGGCAGTTCATTCAGGATGCAGTGCAGACGCTCTTCGACGAGGGCGTCATCGCGATCCTTCCAGTCGACACGACAGCGAACCCCATTTCTACTGGCGGATACGACGTCAACTCGATGCGGGTTGGACGGATAACGCAGTGGTTCCCGCAGCATGTCCGTATCCGGGCCTACAACGAACTTATTGGGACTCATCAGGAAGTAGTCATGCCCAAGAGCATGGTTGCCATCGTTGAGAACCCGCTTTACGCGGTCATGAATGAGACCAACTCGACTCTGCAACGACTACTCAGGAAACTTGGGTTTCTTGATGCGGTCGACGAGCAGAGCGCTTCGGGGAATCTAGACCTCATCATTCAGCTGCCTTACGTCATCAAGACGGAGACACGCCGCGCAGAGGCGAAGAAGCGCCTCACCGAGATCGAAGCCCAGCTGAAGGGTTCCCAGTACGGGATCGCCTACACCGATGGCACAGAGAAGATCACTCAGCTAAACCGGCCGGCTGAGAACAACCTGATGGGTCAGATCGAGTACCTCACGAACATGCTGTACGGTCAGCTCGGTATCACCGATGCTGTCATGAACGGCACGGCCGATGAGCCTACGATGATCAATTACTACAACAGGTCGATCGAGCCGGTTCTGGCAGCCATCGCCGATGCGATGAAGCGATCTTTCCTCACGAAGACGGCGAGGACTCAGGGCCAGAGCATTGTCTACATCCGGAATCCGTTCTTGCTGGTACCGGTCAAGGATCTCGCTGAGATCGCAGACAAGATGCGCCGTAACGAAGTACTCACGGCGAATGACATGCGAGCCATCATCGGATTCCCGCCGACCAAGGACCCGAATGCCGACAAGCTTCAGAACCCGAACATCCCGGTGGCATACTCGACGCCGCCGGCCAACGGTGTAGCACTGTCAAGGCCAAAGTTGCCAGCGAAGACGTCGGATCAGCAAGTCCCGGCTATTCCGGCAGGTCTGGTAAACAAGGCCCAACTGGCAATCACACAAGGAGTGAAGAGTCAAAATGGGAGTACCTGATTTCGCTGGGTACGTCACTAAGTTCGGGATCCGGTGCTCCGATGGCCGGACCATTCTGGCCCACGCGTTCAAGGGCAGCGATGGTCAGAAAGTCCCGCTCGTGTGGCAGCACCAGCACAACAACCCCGAGAACGTCCTGGGTCACGTCATCCTGCACAACCGTGAAGACGGTGTGTGGGGCGAGGGCTTCTTCAACAACACCCCCAGCGGCCAGCAGGGCAAGGCGCTCGTCCAGGCCAAGGACATCAGTTCCCTGAGCATCTACGCCAACCAGCTGCTTGAGCAGGCCAAGAATGTGGTGCACGGAGTCATCCGTGAGGTCAGCCTCGTTCTGGCCGGCGCCAACCCCGGTGCTCACATCGACC